GACCAATTCTATAATCCCAGTATGGCAAAGAAGAAAGAGCATGTTTATACTGGTACAGAGATAATTGGTATCGCACAGATGCACAAGTCTAATGCAGTACCAGTACGGAACAAGAAGTCTGCTGAAGAAGTTGCAAAGATGAGGCGAGGGTGAACGCTGAAATCTTTGATGAGACTTTTAAGCTTGCACAGTCAGTAGAACCTGTCCGTGGTGCAAGAATTGCTGCAGCGGTTGTACGCAAGGGTAAAGTAATTTCCTATGGATATAATCATAAGAAATCACACCCCTTCCAAGCACAGTTCTGTAAGAACAATCATGCAGTATTTTTTCACGCAGAAGTCCATGCAATCAAGAACGCACTAAAGTCTGTCGATGTTGAAGACTTGTCTAAGTGCGAACTATATATTGTAAGGGCAAAGAGAGATAAAGAAAACAGAAAATGGATTACTGGTATGTCAAAACCATGTAGTGGATGCAAAAAGTGCATTGACTTATTTGACCTAAAGAATGTATACTACTCTAGAGAAGGAGATAAAAGTGAAAATTGATGTTCGTAATAACAATGTCGATAAGGCGATGCGTATTCTAAAGAAGAAACTAACAGAAGATGGTTTCTTTAACGAACTACGACAACGTGAGTACTATGAATCGAAAGGAACCAAGCGTCGTAAGGCAAAGGCCGCCGCAAAACGCCGTTCAGAACGTGATCTAAAGAAACGAATGGAAGAACAAGGATACTAATACATGCCTAGAAAAAAGGTAACTGTCAAGACTGACAACAGTGGATGGACAGAACCAAAGAAACGTAAACCTCGTAAACCCATGACTGCGGAACAAAAGGCTGCTGCATCAGAACGTCTTGCAAAGGCAAGAGAGGTTAGAGCAGCAAAGAACCCAAACTATGGTAAGTCGAATATTCATGGAAGTCTTCGTAATCTACCAGACGAACACGGATTGAGTCCTGCAAAGGTCAAGAAGTGGATTAAGACACAACAGGAATTGGCAAAGTCAAGTCGTCAGTCTGTTCGTCAAAAGGTCAAGGGTGCAGATGCACAACTCAAAATCCATGAAGGGTATATAAGTAATATGCAGGCATACCTTCGCACTGGAGATTGGGTAGATAATTTCTATGGAGAGTATCAAGAACATAGAATTAAAAATCGTTGTATCGCACAATCGTATTACTGGTATGGACCTAACGCGGGAGAACCAAAGTTCGATGTTGGAACATACTATCCCCTATTAGGACAAGTTTACACACAAGAAATGCATAATGAAGAAAGAGGGGTCGTTGTAAAAGATGACGGAGAACCAAAACCCAAACGAAGACAACGTAATAAAAGGACCGTGGCGAAAAAGAAAAGTCGTCGTTCCAAATGAAGAAGAACTAATTCGTCAGGAAGAGATGGAGTTCTGTGAAGAACTAGCATCTAATGTTGTAATGGAAATGATTCATATGATGAATGATAATGATGTAGGCATTGGAGAACGAAACTTTTCGCGTGACCTTTCTGTAGTCATTGAACTTGTTAAGTCACTTCTCTATCGTGATGCTGGTCTTGAATACTCTCTCCATGAATTTGTCGATACATTTACAGAGACAACTGTTGAAGCAGATAACTCACATCGAACAGTCATTCGGATGGATAAACTGAATGAGATGATGGAGTTAATGAAAATGGATGAGGATGATGACCCAGAAGTTTCATGAACCATATAGTCCAGCCATTCTAGAGACAACTGTATCAGAGCGTTTCATTGACATCGTAAACACTGTTGCAGATGATGTCCTTGCAGATGAGGAGAAGAGTAATCAATGGGACTTCTCTGATAAACTAGTGGGTAAGGTCAATAAGGAAATTCAAATTCCTGTTAAGGATAAGTCTGACCGTAACTATCTGTTTCGTACAATGAAGCAGGGTTGTCTAGATTATTTGAATTATATGGTTGACAAAAACCGCGCACATAGTTATAATAGAATAGTGGGTGCAGAAGTAAAACCGACTCTAGATAATATCCATCTGACACAGAGTTGGGTGGTTAGTCAGTATGCGGGAGACTTTAATCCAATACACCATCACAATGGTGATTTCTCTGCTGCAATCTATCTAAAGGTTCCAGAGGGTATGACAGAAGAATGGGAAGAGGATTTCAAGGACCACTATCCAGCAAAGGGACTTATTGAATTTGCGTTTGGTGAGAACCAGAACTTTCGCAGTGACAATCTAAAGTTCAAGCCTGAGGTTGGTAAGTTCCTTGTATTTCCTTCATGGTTGAAACACTTTGTATACCCATTCTCTGTCGAAGGTGAAAGACGCATGATGAGTTTCAATGCGACCGTTATAAATAAGTAGAAAGTTAAATTATGATTTTAGTTGATATGAACCAGATTAGTCTTGCCAGTGTGATGATGCACTTGAATATGAATAAGAAGATTGAACCAGAGATTGATATGGTTCGTCACATGATCCTCAATTCAGTTCGCATGTATCGCACGATGTTTCGTGAGGAGTATGGAGAATTGGTTCTCTGTTATGACTCGAAACACTACTGGCGTAGAGACTACTTCCCCAACTACAAACGCAATCGTAAGAAGACAAGAGATGATTCCAAACTGAATTGGGATGCTATCTTTGAGTGTCTGAATACCATCAAAGCAGAACTGAAAGAGTTCTTCCCCTACAAGTTCCTTGAGGTATACGGTGCAGAGGCAGATGATATTATCGCAGCCCTGTGCGGGGAGTTGGAGTTTGACAATGGTAAGACACTGATTCTTTCTGGTGATAAGGACTTCATTCAGTTGCAGAAATATCGCAACGTGACACAGTATAGTCCAATTACTAAAAAGTATGTGAACGGTGTTGACCCAAAGGAATATCTAAAAGAACATGTCATGAAGGGTGACTCTAGTGATGGCGTTCCTAACGTGCTGTCTCCAGATAATACCTTTGTTGATGGTCTACGTCAGAAGCCACTGAGTAAGAAAAAGATTACATCTTTCATTGACGGTAACCTTCCCAACGATGAGGTTAAGAGAAACTTCCAAAGGAATGAAACTCTGATTGACCTCACCAAATCACCAGATGAACTCTTTACCACAATTCTAGAAGATTTTCGTGATGCACCAGAAGGTGACCGTAGCAAACTACTAAATTACTTTACACAAAAGAGGTTACGCAACCTCGTTGAATCCATAGGAGAATTTTAAAATGGCAGTCGATACATATACCCCTCTATTTTCAGAGGTTTTGAATAGGGTCGCAAAGTTGAAAACCAAGAATGAGAAGATTGAACATCTACGCAAGTATAACAATGATTCTCTTCGTATGATTATCAAATCATCATTTGACCCTAAGATTGAATGGGAACTTCCAGAGGGCGACGTTCCATATACAAAAAATGATGCACCCGAAGGTACAGAGCATAATGTCCTTGCACATGAATCACGAAAGTTGTACCACTTCATTAAGGGTGGTAATCCACAGATTACTCAGAACAAGAGAGAAGCAATGTTTGTCCAGATGCTTGAGGGTCTTCATGAAGATGAAGCAAAATTGCTCGTTGCTGCAAAGGACAAGAAGTTGCATCAGGTCTACAAGGGACTATCTGCAAACGTAGTAAAGACCGCATTCAACTGGACAGATGAGTACATGGTTGAAGAGGTGAATTATCCACAAACACCCGGCATGGCATCAGGTGGTTAACTTTTTTTGAGTTTCTTTTAGAATCAATGACTTAGACGCTACGATTTTTGTTGACATATTCGAATCCGTATGGTATAGTTAGTTATACACTGAGAAAACAAAGGAAGAGACACGATGAACAACGAAATGACCGCCCTGATTGAGAACATCAAAGAAGATTACCTTAACTGGACCACACTCTGTGCAAACAGTGGTGGTCGAGGTGGACTCAGTGACATCAACGAGAAGATGATTGCTGAGTTCAACGAGAAAATTACCTTCAAGGTGAACACCAAATACATCAAGGTATTTACCGAAGGTGGTAGCGTTTGGGGTTTTGTTGTCAACACTGACAAGGACAAGAAGTTTCGGAAAGGTGACATTCTGAAAGCCGCTGGTTGGGCTGCCCCTGCTCGGAACAAAGCACGGGGAAATATCCTCGACGGTGGTTACACCATCAACTGGACTGGCCCTCTTTATCTCTAGGAGATTGATTATGAAGAAGATTGCAACAATCGTTATTGAAACCATGTTCATGTTAACCCTATTTGCGGCGGGGTGGTTTGCCCTCGTCGTATTTTAGCTATTGACAAATCCTATTCCACATGGTAATATAGGATATAAGATGAGAAACAAAGAGGTTATTATGACCACCACCGCTGAAAAGAAAAAAGAGTACTACTACGCCAATCGAGAAAAGTGTTTGGGTTGGGCAAAGAATTATCGTGAAAAGAACAAGGAAAAACTTGCGGTTGCATCGGCTACTTGGAGAAAAAAGAATCCCGAAAAGGTTCGTGAGTATAATGCCAAATATAATGATGCAAAACGTATTGAAAATGCATATGACGAGTGGAACGATACGCTTCGTGAATTGGGTTATGGTGATTTAGTGTGAACTACATCAATGTCATAGGTTCTACTAAGATGAAACGTGCTCTCGTTGAGAGTGCGGTTATCTTCTGCATCAGTGAGTTAATGCCTCGGATGCGAACTCTTGAGATTGAGGTCAACATCAAGAACCTCAAGAGTGAGGGTGTTGCTGGTTGGTGTTACGAAGGTGACAACAATCGGGACTTCTATATTGATATTGACAAAGGTCTTACTGGTGGAGAGTTGTTAGAAACTGTGTGCCATGAGATGGTGCATGTCTGGCAGAGTGCCACTCGTAAGATGAAGGACATGACTCATGGTCGCAAGATGTACATGGGTAAGGTCTATGATGAAACCACCGCGTATGAGGATGAGCCTTGGGAGATTGAGGCGTATGCCATGCAGGGTGACCTGTTGAAAAAATTTGGTGAGGAATATACAGTATGATTGAAGTTGATATGGGTGGTTGTGTTGTTGAGGAACTTGCTGGACTGAAGCGAGTTGAACGTAACGGTGACAAGATCAATCTGGTCTTTGAGGGCATGAACGGTAATGAGGTTTTTCTTACTGCGAGTGCAATGCGTGATGGTATGGTTTGGAATGTAAAGGAGACTGTTAATGTCTAAGATGAAAAACTTCATGATGGATGTCGAAGAGTTCGTAGATGGTTATTTCTTCGATGCTCCGAAACCGTTTGATTTTACTGTTGATGAAATCTGTGAGGATGCAGAGAAGTTCTTTTGTTCTTCAGAAGCATCTCGGTATGCCAAACGGTATATCACTGAAGAGTTGGGTGAAGTATGAACGGACTTGAAGCACTGGTAATCGGGACAGTTGTTGTTGGTTCAACAATGTCACCGCAACCAAAGTATGATGAGTCTGCAATCTGTCTCGCAAAGAACATGTATTACGAGGCAAGAAACCAAGGAACTGCTGGTTGGATGGCAGTTACGGCAGTTGTTCTTAATCGTGTGAATGACGATAGGTTTCCTAACTCAGTCTGCGAGGTTGTTCAAGAAGGACCAACTCGTAAGTCATGGCAAGACTCAAATGTAAGAATTCCAATCAAGCATCGATGTCAGTTCTCATGGTTCTGTGATGGTAAGTCAGACAAACCAAAAGACAAGAAGACATACAACGATATGCTAGGTCTTGCAGATAGTATTCTATCAAACGAACTGCCATTCTATGATATCACAGATGGCGCAACACATTACCATGCAGATTACGTCACCCCTGCATGGGCAAAGACTAAGACTATGACAGTCGAAATCGGTGACCATATCTTTTATAAATGGGAGAAGTGAAGATGAATCTGAAATATTCTGATGACGTTGTAAGAGACTACGACAAGTTGAGTGATGGACGTAAGGCGTACATCATCAAACGTGCCGAAAAGAAAGGTGTTACTGTTTCTGAATACCTTTTAGAGAAATATAACAAATGAATATATTCTATTTGGATAAGAGTCCGTCTATCGCCGCAGAGATGCATTGTGATAAACATGTGGTGAAGATGATTTTGGAGACTGCTCAGATGCTATCAACTGCACATCGTGTTCTTGATGGTGATGAGTATGCAGATGCAATGGGTCTATACAAACTCGCACATAAGAACCATCCATCTACAATCTGGACTCGTGCATCTATGGAGCAATATCTGTGGCTGTATGACCTGTTTCACTATCTTCTTAAAGAGTACACTTTCCGTTACGGTAAACACCATGCAAGTGAACGACTAGTCGGTGCGCTCTCTAAACTACCAGAGAATATTGCTAATATTGGTTTCGCTGACCCACCTCAGTGTATGCCTGATTATTGCAAAGGTGATGACACAGTTCTTGCTTACCAGAATTACTATATACTAGAGAAATCACGTTTCGCAAAGTGGAAGAAACGTTCTATACCGGAGTGGTTTGATGGTGGGATACCTAATGGAAAGAGAACCGTATTGGGATTACATGGGCAGACGGTCCAAAGAGGAGCGGCTGGTGCCTGAGTATATTCATAAGAATGAGATTTCTGAAATGCAGAAACAAATTCATTATTTGCAAATGCGTGTAAAACAACTATCAGAAGAGTTACATAACCTGAGAAATCATGGACCAATACAATTGGAGTTAGATGTATAATGCCAACATATAGATTTTACGATACTGTGACACAGGAAGAGTATGATGAGTTCATGCCTATGAATGAACTTGATGAATATAAGAAACTTAATCCTCAAGTGCAACAGCTTCCAGTAGCAGTTGCTATTGCAGGAGATCACATGATGGGTGTCGGACCAAAGGTAGATGGTGGGTTCACAGAGAACATGCAACGTATCGCAGAGTCACATCCAGGCACACCTCTCTCAGACCGTTACGGTTCAAGTAGTACAAGTTCTACTAAAGAAATTAAGACAAGAAACGTGTTGAAGAAACACGGAGTATTATAAATAGAATTGACGCGGGCGAGATATCAAACTTCAGCAAGGGATGCACAGCGTCTACGCAAGCTGGGAAGTCACTCCGCCCATGTGTCAGAGGGGGGAAGGCGCGCCCCCACTCCCCCCTCTTTTTTTCTCTAAAGGATTGTTATGGCTAGTAAGAATAAAGAAATCAATCATTCCCAACTCGTAACTGTTAAACCAATTACAGACAGTCAGAAGGTTGTGTTTGATACATGGAAGAAGGGAAGAAACCAATTCTTATTTGGTGCAGCAGGAACAGGTAAGACCTTCGCATCACTCTATCTCGCACTCAACTCAGTTCTGGATTTAAAGTCCAATTATGAACGAGTCATTATCGTCCGTTCTCTCATTCCAACAAGAGAGATTGGGTTTCTACCCGGCGACGAGGAAGATAAGTCTGCATTGTATCAGGTGCCGTATCAGAACATGGTTCAGTTCATGTTTGAGATGCCAAACGAACAGTCATTCAATAATTTGTATGACCGTCTAAAAGGTCAAGGTTCACTCTACTTTTTGTCAACTTCTTTCCTAAGAGGGTTGACATTTGATAACTCTATTGTTATAGTAGATGAATGTCAAAACATGAACTTCCACGAACTGGATACAATCATCACTCGTATTGGGCAAGACTCTCGTATCGTGTTCTGTGGTGACTTTGACCAGAGTGATTTACAGAGAACGAATGATAGGAATGGACTGCATGACTTCCTACGCATTCTTGAAGAGATGGACGAATTTAACTGCACAGAGTTCAGCATTGGAGATATCGTAAGGTCTGGATTTGTGCGAAACTATTTAATTAACAAAATTAAAATGGGACTAGGAATGGACTAATGGATATTGATAAACTCAGAGAACAACTAAAAATTGACGAGGGGTGTGTATATGAATTATATAACGATCATCTTGGTTATGCTACTTTCGGCATTGGCCATCTGGTTCTTGAGTCTGACCCCGAATATGGTGCTGACATCGGAACACCAGTATCGGACGATAGAGTCATTGAGGCCTTCGAGCAAGATGTCCAAACAGTATTGTCAGACTGCGCCATCCTTTATCCAGACTTCGATGAGTTGCCAGAAGAAGCTCAACAAGTGATTGCTAACATGATGTTCAACATGGGAAGACCCCGTTTGAGTAAATTCAAGGGTATGAAACGTGGTGTAGATTCCCGTGATTGGAATGCCGCGGCAGACGAGATGGTTGACTCGGCGTGGTATCGTCAGGTCACCAATAGAGCAGATAGACTAGTTGAGAGGATTCGAGCATTATCATAATATATAAATACATGATAAACGGAGATTAAATATGGCAACTTATACATCCACAAAATATATAACAAGACCTAACACTTCAATTGAATGGCCTGAGGTATCCGTGGGATTAAATGGTTACGATAGTCTAAAATCATCAGGAAAGGTTAGTATAGATGCTACTTATTCTGCGGATGGTTTAACCCAAACAACTGTTTTTGTTTGGGTTTCTGAAGAAGAATATAGAAACAATCTTAGAGGTTCCCCCACACGCGACGGAGACTTGGAAGTAGCAACTACACCATATTTCGAATACATGGCAACAAACAACGTAACTGGCTGGGTTGAAGAGGAAAATGGCACAGTTAGAGTTTTTAATAGTTCTAGTAGAACTTTTGAGGAAGAATAGAAATTTAAACGATGTTTAATCATGAACCAGTTGAGTTGCAAACTATAACAGCAACAAATAAGGACGGTGTTCGTCTATATGAGACACCAGACGGTAACAAATACCCATCAATCACAACAGTACTAT